ATAACGGCAATGATGGTAATTCTGGTAGTGATGACATCGTGAATAATATCGCTCAACGGATGCAAGAAGCTAAAGATTAAAGAAAGAAGGAAAAATAAATGCTTGCACTAGATCAAAAAGACTTAAATGCAATTGATGAACAATTTGCAGCTGATTCTCAAATTTGGCAACCATTAACTGGTGGTGCTAAGTCAATTACTGCTGCTGATTTTACTGGAGTTCATACTGTACGAGTAAACAAGCTTTCAGGCTTTGTTGAAGCGGAAAAGTATAATCGGAATGGTGATAATGCTCGGCATAACGTTAACGTTGAAAAGGAAACGTTTGACCTCACCCAAGAAGATTGGATTGGATATGACCTTGATCAACTTGATATGAGCGAAAATGGTGCCTACCAAGTAGCTAACGTTGTTCGTGAACACCAACGGTTAATTACCGTTCCTCATCGTGATAAGTTTGCTGCTCAAAAGATTTATGACACCGCTAAGAACGGTGGAAAGTTAGTTACTGACACAATCACTAGCGATAATGCTCTTGATGCCTATGATGACCTTGAACAATACATGATTGATAATGAAATTCCTGGTGGTTATGTTATCTTTGCTTCTGCTGGTTATTACCGGGCATTAAAGAACGCTAAGGGTGTTACTAAGAACTTCTCTACTAACACTCAACAAATTAACGGAATTGACCGGCGAGTTGGTCAACTTGATGGTGGAGTTCCTATCCTTACTTGTGCTAAGGACCGTATTTCGGGGCTAACTATTCCTGACAACGTTAACTTCATGGCGGTACCACTCTATGCATTAGCACCAATCGTTAAGTATGATACTGTTGATGTTCTTGACGCTTCCACTGATCGTTCTGGTTATCGGACAACCATTAAGGGATTGTCATACTACGATATTCTAGTATTTGATAACGCCAAGAAGGCTATTTATGTAGCAGCTTCCCCAAAAGCGTAGCCCCGTCAACTGATAGTGGAACGACAAATGTTTCACCATCTAATCAAGGCGGGGAATCGGTCCCAGCTTTTGATCCAAGGGGTAGCGTAAAGCCAACGACTGCTCAAACGGTAGATCAAATTAAGGCTTATATGGACGCTCACGGCTTGTCTTATACCTCAACGATGAGCAAGGACGATTTACTTAATGTAGTTAACGGTGGTGGTAAGTAATGGCTTATCCGGCACACTTAACTTATAGTGAGTATTCAGATTTAGGCTATACAGAGCTTAAATCTCCTTCTGATTTTGATTTAGCTGAGAAACAAGCTCAGCGAGCGATTGATGGCGTGATTGATTACTACTATAACGATCACGATATTAGCCAAGATAAGAATTTAAAGCGGGTAGATGCTTATAAAGCAGCTATCTGTGAACAAATTGATTTCATTGTTGAAACGGGGATTACCTCCTCATATGTTAATGGAGATGACTTCAATAGTATTTCGATTGGTCGGCTGTCCTTACAGCCAACTAACCATGCTTCAACAAACGGAATGATTCATGGTGTTTGTCGTGAAGCTTACCGTTTGTTAGCTCATTATGGTTTGCTTTATCGTGGTCGAGGGAGTGATTGGTATGTTGCCGCGCATTCCTAAAAAGATGTGTAATCAATCCATCGTGCTTCAAGTGCCAACTGGTGAAGAAGATGACTATGGGAAGCAAAAGAATGTGGAGCAAGTAATCAACAATGTGTTGGTTCAACCACAGACGATTTATTCAGGTTCAAATAACAGCCGGACAATCACAGCAAATGCGATTGTCTTTTTATTTGCTGGCATTTCAGAGCCGCTACCGAAGATTACTCCCGATTGGGTCGGAACTCACCTTAAATTTGAGGGACAAGATTACACGATTACTAATATTGTGGATAATCGAGAGCCATATAGTGACAAGGTGTATTCGTATGAACTGGAGGTGCTGTAATGAGTGTACGAGTTAGTTACAACGGCAAGAAATTAACTGATATATTTAGCCAAACTAATTTAGAAAAAGCTAACTATGTTGTCGCCAATCAAGCCATGCAGGATATGGACCAGTTTGTACCATACAAGCAAGGTCATTTAGCTGGTTCGGCTCATATTAGCGGTAATAAACAGACTATTGTTTATGATGAACCATATTCAAAAGCTCAATTCTATGGAATGATTAACGGTCATCCGGTAGTTAACTACACTCGTTCAGAGCACCCACAGGCAACTAAACGTTGGGACCTAAAAGCAAAGTCATTGTATATGAATCGCTGGTTGAATAAAGTTAACGATTCATTATTAGGAGGTCACTAATGGATTTAAAAGAACGAGTTAAAGATTCAATTAATTCACTAGGATTACCGTTGAAGTGCTTGCTTGGCTACTTGGATGGTAAGCATGATCCAGAGCTACGTTTGCAAATGTTACCGGGTTCTAATGTGATTGAGCGTGATTATGCCGGCAATAAGACTGAGCAATACCTCATGGAAGTAATCATGCGGGGTAGTGATGAAGGATTGATTAATCAAGTGCTGTGGCAGATTGCTAACGCACTTGGCGACAACGATTACAGGGTCATCTCAAAAGATGGCTCTTTTGTTTCCTCAACGTTAGAGATTGCTTCATTCCCGCACCCAACAATGGCTGATACTACTGGAACAGTAACATATGTTTTTGATTTTAAAATTACGGTTGATACTTTTGAAAAATAAGAAAGAAGGATAAATTATGGCTGATGAAAATACAACTCCAACAAGTGCAGCAGGAACAGCGGGTAATGTAGTACCACAACCTGCTGGCACACCAACAAATAACAGCTCTCTAGCAGGTGACGACACTGCACCTACTAATATCGGTAAGTTCTTACTGAACTGGCAAAATAAGATTGAAATTGCTACCGATGGATTAGATAACGTTAACGATATTACTAAGGCTGCATGGGCACGATTGGCAGCTGGTATTAACAACTTAACGCCAGCCGAAAACGACACCACCGCTAACGATGAATACTACGATGGTGAAGGTTTCGGTACTTCAGACGTTACCTCTAAGCGTTACCAATTTACTGTTGCTGGTCACCGTGTATATGGTGATAAGGCACAAGACTACATTGCTTCTAAGATGCTAGAAATTGGTGACAACCTAAAGACCTTGATGCGAGTTACCTTTGCGGACGGCTCACAGGTATACGGAATTGTTACCCTGACTAACATTGTCCCAGCTGGTGGTCAACCAGGTGCTAAGCAAACATTCAGCTTTGTAGCCGTGTTCAACGGTAAGCCTAAGTTTGTTCCGGCAAGCGCTAATAAGTAGTAGCTAAGTAAAAACAGAGACGAGTAAAAGTGAGACGATAGGAGGATACATAAAATGTCTGCAATCAATATGGATCTAGATAAGCAGTTTAAGTTTAATTTCAAACGAAGTGTAATCATTGGTGGCAAGACTTATCACGTCACATTTAACGATGAAATGGATCGGGCTTTGCGCAACTTGCAACTAGAAATTTCAGATTTCTACAAAAAGCAACAAGATGCTTCAAAGAAGTTTGAAGATGAAATGACTGTTGACCAGCGAAAGGATTACCTCGAAAAACAGCAAAAGGCATTACTTAATGATGTGTTTGAAGCACTAGATGATGTACTTGGTGTTAAGGGTGCTGGTAAGTCTATCTATGATTACTACGATCAACAATCGTATGCACTATTCAAGACGATTAAAGTTCTACGTGATACTAAAGAAAAGCTCGATGGAACGAATGAAGCCCGTCAACGTGAAAAGCACGAAGCCCGTACTGCTCAATACACAGGCAAAAAGAAGCGGGTGAGTGAATATGCTATCGCTAACAAGAAGCGAGGATCGCAAAAGTAATCCTACTGGTCTCAATAATGAGTTTGATTATCAAGGCAAGGCCTACAAACTTGACCTATCTTTTGACACGGTGATCAGTTTCTATCATTTACTAGATGATGAGCATTTTACCGCTGAGGAAAAGGTATCAATTGGCTTTGAAATGTTCTTTGGATTTACACCACAAGATCCTGATTTTGCGGTCTCAGCATTTGAACAGATTAGCAGTTATCTGCGAGAACAACCCTACGGCAACGATGACGAAGAACCTAGCTCTGATATGCAAGGCAATCCAACACCAGCCGTCAAGTATTATTCGTTCACACAGGATGCGGAAGCTATTTACTCTAGTTTTCGTGAACAATACGGCATTAATTTGCTTCAAGAGAAAGGCAAAATGCATTGGGACGAGTTTAAGGCGTTGTTTTCTGGCTTGAATGATAAGACCTATATGAGTAGGATTATTCAAATCAGAATGCGAGATACTAGCGAATTGAAGGGGCAAGAGCTTACCGATGCGCTTAGTGCAAAGCAATATTACGAACTTAACGAAAATAAGACTGAAGAAGCCCGTGAGCAACAATTCACGGGCTTTATGAATACTATTAAGGCTTGGGCTCAATCTTAGCGAAAGGAGGGAGATAGATGGCAGCAGATGGTACAGTCAACATTGATGTGATCTTAAATGCTCAACAGCCAGCACAAACGGCAAAAGAGCTTGACGAAACACTTAATAATGTTGGTAAAAATACTGGTGACAAGGCTGAAGAAAATCTGCGCAATGCTCTTGGCAAGTCCGTAAATCAGGCTAAACACGCTCATGATGAAATGGAAGAAGCCATGAAGCAACCGGTTGAGCAGAAGATAACAGCAGACACCGATGAAGCGGATAGTAGGCTAAGCCGGTTCAAAGAAAAAGTCGGCCTGATTCCTCATGATGTTAAGACTAAGCTCATTGCTGATGCAAGAGAACAAGGTATTGAAAACTTTGGTCAACTTCTTAGGAAGATTCCTAAAGAACAACGGACTGAGTTAATTGTGAAAGCTCAACGTGGCGAAGTAGTTAACTATGAGGAGCTTTTACGTAAGGTGCCAGCTCGGATCGTTACAGAAGCCAAGCTGAATAACAAGGCTTCACTTCCGTTACATGAGTTGCAACAAGAAGCCACTCAAACAACCCATAGTTTTGGCAGATTGAAAGATATGATCGCTGGTACCTTTATTGGTGGTATGGCTATCAACGGTATTCATGCAATTGGTAATGGATTAAAAGAAGCCGCACGTGCTGGTATGGAGTATAACGTTGAACAAGACCGGATGAAAACGGTTTGGACAGCATTAACCACTGAGGCACCGAAAGACGGTAAAGTTTTAGTTAGCTATATCAATGATATGGCGCAACACTCCATCTATGCGGCAAGCACTATTGACCGCATGGCTCAATCGTTCTATCACGTTCATTCAAGCGTTAAGGAAACTAAAGATTGGACTAATGGATTCATTCGTTTAGGTTCAACGCTCCATATGACCAATGACCAGTTAGCTGAAGCCGGTGAGCAATTTGCTAAGATTGTTGCTGGAGGTAAGGCAAACGCTGAAGATATGTCAGTTATGATTAATCGGTTCCCTATGTTTGGTGAAGCTTTGCAAAAAGCAACTGGAAAATCAATGAAGCAACTGTACGAAATGTCAGCTCAAGGCAAATTAACTGCTAAAGATTTTACCGAAGCGCTAGACTACTTGAGTAACAAGTATAAGAACTCTACTGAAGAAGCCATGACGTCATTCACAGGGATGTCAATGTACATCAAACAGCGCTGGTCAGTTCTTTGGGGTGAAGTAATGAATACTTCATTCAAAGCCAATAAGAAGATGTCTGAAGATTTACGTGACCTTTTGTCTGACCAAATGATTTCACGTTATTCTAAATTACTTGGTGACGCACTTGGTACCATCATGAATGGCGCTATGAAGCTACTTGACTATATTGGTGAACATAAAAATACCATTGTTGATCTTACTGGCAATTTAATTAAGCTAGTTGCAATCATGGGCAATACTGTCTGGCATGTTTTCGGTGACTTTCTAAGTATCATTGCTCACACGTTTGGCCTGGTGGGTAAAAACGGTAAAGCTGCTGTTGATCCGCTAGAATTACTTGATGATGTTACCAAAGATCTTGTTTCTCACGAAGGTGCTGTTAGAGCATTTACGGTAGCATTGGTTGCGATGTTCGCCGTTAAGCGAATCATGGACTTTGTAATATGGATGTCAAGAGCAAGAGAAGCACTGCTTTCATTTGAAGCAACTCAAAAAGCAATGAGCGCGCTTAATCTAGGCGGTGGTTCAACTGCTCCTCAATACCTAACAGAAGCAAGTGCTGAACAAAACGCTGGTCGTGCGATGCTACCACGATTAAATAGTGCTAGTGGCGCTGTGAATGTACTCCGTGCAAACAAGGCTGTTCCAGTGCTTACGGCAGTAGCCGGTGTTGGTACTGAACTTTTATCCTCAAACAATACAGGACAAAAAGTAGGCGGCTCTACTGGTTCCATTGCTGGTACAGCTCTTGGTGCACTTGCTGGTTCATTTATTGGCCCTGAAGGTACCGCTGTTGGTGCAATGGCTGGTGAATGGCTTGGTAAAAAAATTGGTGAAACAGCCGGTAATGCAGCTAACAAAGCGATGGCCGGTCATTCCATTGTTGCTCATACCAAGATTAAGATTGATACCGATACTTCAGGCTCATCTAAGGCAATTCGCCCTGATTTGAATAAAGTTGCAAGAACTGTCATTAAGATGGACGTTGATCCTAAGAGTATTTCTGAGACAAAGGCAAGGACAGATAAGCTGTATAGCGATATGTCGAAGTCCCTTAAGAGATACTACGATGATAAGGAAAAACGTTCACAGAAAGACCTTCAGCAACTCGTTAAGGAAGGCGTTATTACTCAGCAACAAGCCAATAAGAAGCTTCAAGCTGAAAAGGACGCTGATAATAAGCGAATTAAGGCCGAGCAAAGTACCCTGAAATCTATGCAAGATGCAACTAACAATCACTATAAGAGATTGCAAACTATCGAAAGTGGTCAGACTAAGAAGCTTCTCGAAATTGAACGGAAGTATGGCAAGAACTCTAAGCAATACAATCAAGAACGGATTCGTGAAATCCAAAAAGAGAATCAAAACTATACTAAAGTTCTAGTTCGTGACCAAATGAAGGCTGATAAAAGCATAAATGCCAGTGTTAAGAAAGGCGCTAGTCAGCAGGAGAAAATCTATAAAGACCTGATTAAGAGAAAAGGTAAGCTAAGTCAACAAGACCTAAAACAAACCCAACGTGACGCTAACAAACAATATCAAGCTACTGTTCGTCCAGCTCAAAAGGCTAGGGATGAAGTTATTAAGTCTGCAAGAGAAAAGTATCGCGAAACTACTAAAACAGCAGAGCGTGAATATAAAGAGAATCATACTATTAGTAAAAAACAGTATGAAGATATTGTTGATAATGCAAAGAAACAACGTGATGGTTCAATTAAAGAAGCAAATCGTCAATACGACTCAGTAACAAAGACCGCCCGTGAACAGCACCGTAAAGTTTCAAGAGAAATTGAAGACCAAAAGAATGAAGTTAATCGGTCTGCAATGGATCAAGCCACTGGGCATATCAGTGCTTCACAAACTGAGATGCAAGGCGTTAATAGCAATTATTCATCTGGATATAGTCATGCCGGTGGAATATGGAATAAGTTTCTGAATGGTGTTAAAGACGTACTTAAATTCTTCCAACAAAGTACAAAAGATATGCCAAGCGTTCCAACTGGGTATGCTACTGGTACAGGTGCCTTGAAAGAAAATCAACTTGCACTGGTTGGTGAAGAAGGTTTTGAACTCGCACATACTCCACGAGGGTATGAAGTACTTGGTGCTGATGGTCCAGAACTCCGGTATTTATCTGCTGGCACTTCGATTCTTACTCATGCTCAATCGACCGCTGCAATGGCGATGAATGGTGGAAAACTACCAGGATATGCTAAAGGTACCGGTGCTAAGATTGCTGACTTTGTTGATGATGTAAAAGATAGTGCTGAAGATGCGTTTGATCTTATCGGAAAGGGAGCTAGCGAAATCTGGGACTGGTTAAAAGAAAAGACTGGTCTTGATAAGCTACTTAATGCTCAACTATCAATGGGTGGTGTTAAGCGTACTACCAAAGGCTCATTTGAATATGCTAAAAACTCTATTGGCAATTATATTAAGAAGATGGCTGATAAGTTCATGGAGAGCATTGGCGGTGGTGGCAAAATGTCAAAAGAAGCATTTGCTAAGGCCGCTCAAGTAGCCGCTGCATTAATGCATCAGTCATTATCTGCTTCTGATATTGAACGCCTTTATTGGCAAGCAATGGTTGAATCAACTGTTAATCCGGCTCAAGGTGGTGGAATTGATGATCATGATGGCACGGGTCGACCAATTGGATTATTCCAATTTAAGCTTGGGACTTGGGGAGCAGCAGTACGTCATCTTCCGGCTGGTCACAGTAATATCCACAGTGCTGTTGACCAAATCATGGCTGTTTTAGCTGATAGTACGTGGCGTTCAGACTTAGCACCAATTGGTGTACGGCGTGGCTGGTCACCACAAGGCTATGCAAACGGTGGCTGGGCTGATAAGTTCTCCATCTTTGGTGAAGTTCCGGGTGAACCGGAATTAGCTGTTAATCCAGCCCGTGATAGTTCAGAAGGTCACATTGCCGAAGCGATCGAAGCACGCGCCAAAATTAACCCGAATGGCTTTGCTGGCACTCTTAGCAAGCTGATTGAATCTGCCAAGAATAGCGCTAATAATTTAGTGCCGGTTATCAATCAGGGAACTAATCAAGTGCGAACTGCTAGCTCTGTTGCTAGTCGTTCGGCAAAAATTGACGGTAATCTAAACGTAGTCATGAATGTTGATGGCAAGACGATTGGTCATGCTACTTATTCAACTTGGCGAGCAATCAGAAGCCATGAAGTCAATATTCAAGCTAAGGGTGGCGCTATTCCTGTTGGAGGTGCTCAACCGCTGGGAGGTGTTTATTAGTGAGTACAATAATCTTTCAAAAACTCGATGGAACTATCTTTGATCTGGATCAGCTTGGTTTTCGGGTGAAGAAGTTTGATGTACCAACAACTAACTACAATTACAACTACCAGCAAGTCGGGCAGTACGGAGCCTTAATGACTGGTGTTCAAGCCCAACAGCTAGTTATCCCGTTAACTTTGAATGTGTTGGCAATTGATTCTAACGACTTGTTTCTGCAAAGAATGAAACTTAATCGGATGTTGCAAAGTCATGAAGCGTTCTATGTCTATGACACCGCTAATAAAGAAATTCGTTGGAAGGTCTATGCTGAACCAGTCAGCGTTAGCCGTGACAATTCATTCTGGCGTGCTTCAAACGTGCAGATTAACTTAGATTGTCCGACTGGGTATGCCGAGAGTTCCTATACAACCCAAGAGTTTGATAAAGGCACTGGTAAAGGAATTGGTTTAGGTATGGGGTTATTTCGGAATGAGTGGCAATATACCTTTACCAATCAAAGTGATTTTGAATTCCTCAATGCTGGAATTATCAAACTCACGGCAGAAGAACACCCGGTTAAGATTGAGTTTCAAGGTACCGCTTCAAGTGGTATTACTTTGACTAATCAGACAACAGGACAATCATTTCAATACAAAAACGCCCTCACAGCTAACGATAAGTTAACTATTGAGGGTGTTATGCCTACGATTAACGGCACACAAAATTATGATGCTGGTAATCATGGCTTCTTAGATTTTGCAACAGGAGTTAACAAGCTACACCTTGACGGTGCTAGTAACTTCACGATTAAATTTGACACACGGTTCTATTACTAAGGAGATGATTATGTGCTTAGCTTACCAATTCGCTCACCAGCGGGCGATGTAACAGCAGTACATGCTTATGATGTAGCCGTTACTGATACGCTGAAATCGTATCCGACACTTAACTTCAGTTTTATTGCCAATGAAGATAATGAAGTAGCTGAAAAAATGATTGCTCCTCGAGCAATTATCACTGACCCGACGACAGGTCAACAATACCGAATTGCTACGTCTAACCCAGTTCCAACGAATAAGTACCGAGTGTATGCCGTGACAACCATTCATATTGCTCATGACTTACACGATTTGTATTTAGATAACACAATCACAGGTAGCCAATCATTAAAGGCTTGCTGTGATTTTTTAGTATCAGGAAGTAAGTTCAGTTATTCGATTGATGGCAACATTAGCGACCATGATTTTGGCTCCGATACCTTAGGTAATGCACATGGTGATGATGTACTGAGTTCAATTGCTGAAGCTTTTGGAATTGAGTTCTGGTTTGACAATACCACGATTCATTTAGCAACCAAGATTGGTAAAGACAACTCATTTGTCTTTATTGACAAGGTTAACGCTTCAAAGATTCAAGTTAGTGAGGACTACACCACAATCGAAACAGCCATTAAGGGAACTGGTAAAGAGATTGAGCAAGACAACACAGGCGGTGATTCCGGTGGTGGTAGTGGAGCAGTAGCTTCATTTGCTCGTCAGTATGCCGGAACACCTTATGTCTGGGGTGGTAATACACCAAGTGGCTGGGATTGTTCCGGTTTTGTCGCTTATGTCTACAATCATTTTGGTATTCCGATGCGTCAGCCAACCACTTATGAGGAGTACCAAGGCCAAGTAGTTGGTCCGCCTTATCAGGAAGGTGATATGCTCTTTTGGGGTCCACGAGGTGATACTTGGCACGTTGCTTTAGCGCTTGATAGCAACACGCTAGAAATGGCAGCTAACCCCGATCGGGGAACAGTAATTCAAGCAATTAGCGCGTGGCCTCCAGACTTTGGCGTTCGTAATGCACAAATGGCAGCTAAAGTTCAGGGCAGTAGTTCTGATGATTCATCAACAAGTGATACTATCGAGCAACAGCCACAATATACTTGTCAGGGTGAATATTACAGCCCAATGGCAGACGATAGTAAGTGGGGTAAGATTTGGGCGGATCCTTTTACCAGTGACACCATCACTGATGAGAACGTCCTAAAAGATGCGATGAAGGCTCAGCTCCACGATTATCCAGATATTGAATACACGATGGATTGGGTCAGCTTCAAGAATAATTTAAGTGACATTAATAACGAGATTGCAGTTGGCAATAATGGTTGGCTGCGTGATCGCTTTGGAATTGATGTTAATGTGCGAGTTCAAAGTTTCACTCAGTATAAGGATCCAACGACAACACAGACTGATACCATCACATTCGGTAATAAGATCTTTGGACCAGATGAGTGGAATAGCAGGAACGAGGCGGCTAAGTCCGCAATTAGTAATGGTGGTACTAGTAGACAAACGCATAATATTACTCCGCCAGTAACTGCTGACGATATACCAGTAATTGGAGGCTAAAAATGAGATTAATAGTTAATGAACCAATGTTTGATAGTAAGACAGGCAAACGAGGAGTTGGTTATTCTCCCGATGGTGGCCTGTCTTTTATTGTTCAAGAAGACTCTAATGGTCGTGTCTTTCATCAAGGAAACGATGACATTAAAATTAGCCAACTAATCTTTGATAGCTTAAAGATGAAATCTCCCAATGGGACGGTATTCACGTTGTCAGTTGATGATGAAGGTAAATTAACAACAGTAAAGGAGAATAATAGTGATGGCGATCAAGAGCAGACTACACATTCATGACTTGTCGCTAGATGGTCAGGAGCTGCGTAAACAGTTAGTTGAAAACTTTACAATCATAGGTGATGCAATTGATAGCCTGGACGAAAAGCAAAGTAATCTAAGCGGAACCCTAGGATTAAGTGATGAAACATTACAGCAATTAAAGGGAGGTGAATAGTAGTGGCAACACAATTAGCAAAATTAAATCAATATATACCAGTGGACCTGCTTCGTGATCAAGATGAAACCATTGATATTACAGATAAGTTCAAAGGACGTGTTGGTGACGTTGATAGTTACATTAAACTATGGGTTTATTCTAATTCACTTCCGCAAGATATGACTGGTTGGAGGGTTCTTTTTCAAGGAACCGACTTTGAACATAATGATTTTCGGTCATATTTAAAAATGGACGATTCCCAGCAACTCGATTTGATAAAAACTGGTCGAATTACCCTTTACTTTGATGCCAACATTTTCCAATGTAGTGGTCAATGGGAAGAAGCATACTTTAGCTTTATCAGTCCTGATGGCAAGATTGTTTCAACGGTTAACATTCTGTTAGTTGTTCAAGGAAGCAATTTCTATGCTCGAATGGGTAAACATGCTAAATCAGTGGTTGATGAGTTTCAAGAATTAGTTGATAAACTGTCCGAGTTAGTCGATAAGGATTCACAAGAAGCAAATGCTAAGGTCACACAGTTAAAAGCTGACTTAGATAAGCTTGGTGAAGCAACTAAAAAAGATTTTAATGATTGGCTCGCTAAATATAAGCAAGCATTGCAAGATGCAATGGCGGAGATTAATGATCCCAAAACAGGATTGATGGTTGAATATACGGCATTGCTTAACATGACCAAAGAGATTCAAGAAACCCTGAAGCAAGCACAATTTCACGATCGTCCATTCCAACTAAAGACAGTGGCGGACATGAAAGCCTACACGCCATTAATGGCTGGTGATGAGGTAATTACTCAGGGCTGGGATAACTACGATGATGGTCACGGTGGCTATTGGAATATCCGGGTTAAGCATAAGGACGAAGTGCCAGACGAAGAAAACGTGATTAGTCTGAATAATGGCATGGTGGCCGAACGAAACTCTAGCTTAATTAGTGCTGATAGTTTAGAAGACTTTCTCTACGGTTACACGATTGAGATTAAGCACAATCAATGCGAGCACCCACTACGTCCAGCGGTTCTGTACTACGAAGATGCAATTGGGACCGAGCGTGATGGTCTAGGAAAGACTAGTCATGGCTTCGGCCAAACTAATACGAAGCTGATTAATTGTATTGCGGAATATCCAGACGCTAACACGATTAAGGTAAAAATTCCCCGGAACTTCTATCTTGATGCCGTACCGCACTATAAATTTGGTGCTTGGTACCTGATTGATGGTAACCGGACGATCAAGGTTGACTTGGGAATACCGATTGATGACGCTAAAGCCCAAGCAGGTGATGGAGAAGGTAATTCTTACTTATCACCGAATACGGGTTACTTCTCAAAGCCAACGAGTCCATCAGACTTACGAGCAGTCTACATTGATGAACACACGCAACGGTTACTATGGAGGGATTGAGTAAATGAAATTCTATATTTATCAAGGTGAGGGTACCGATGGTGAACTAAAAAAGATCGGTGAAGTTGAAGACAAAAAGGAGTATACCGTAACCGGCTTAGCGGCTAACTCGACCTATCGTTTCGCTGTTAGTTCTTACAATGGTTTGCGAGAAAGTGCTAAGTCTAACGTGATCACGGTTAAGACGAGTGCTATTCCAGTTCAAAGTATTACTTTGGCAATTGACAAGACAGCACTTGAAGTTGGTGGAACAGCTAAGGTTACCGTTACGATTACCCCAACCGATGAAACCGATGGTGCAGCAGAACTGACATCATCAAAACCACAAGTAGCAACGGTTGATAACGACGGTAACGTCGAGGCAAAAGCGCCCGGCAAGGCTGATATTACCGCCAAGATTGGTGGAAAGGTTTCTAACGTGATTAGCTTAACGGTTTACGAAGCGCTGGTTAACGTGACCAACTTAGCCGCAAGTAATGTCACGGCAAATTCAATTGATTTAAGTTGGGACTGATGAGAAATGCAGTATCGAATCAGAAATGGTGACCAGCTAATCGCTACCGTGAGCAATAAGCAGTATCAAGTAACGGGATTAACTCCCAATACTGCTTATAACTTGTCAGTAGTGTCCTTTAATGGCTTCCGTGAAAGTCCAAGGGCGAGCCTGACGGTTAAAACTCGCGGAATTCAAGTTAAGGTGCCAGTTAGCTTAACTACTGGAGCAACGGTGTCGTTAGTCTACCTTGAATATGCCTTAGGATTAGTCCCGATTGGGACGGAACCCAAGGGTATGTTCGGCGGTGGCAATCGACAAATTATCCCAGCAAAGGTAATTAGCTCGGCTAACGGGACGAGCACTATTGAGATCACTAACAGTTTTAACTTGATGAGCGATGGCTTAACAATGAAACAACTACCAGACAAGAGCTTTGGGGTCTTTGAAGGCTACAAGGCTCTTTATTATAAGGGAAAGGAATGATAATTAATGGCAATAACAGCAAAAGATATTGCAAGCATCTTTACTGGTATGGACTTAGGTGCAGAAAAGATTGCTGGAAACTTTAACAAACTACTTGAAGAGAATATTGGTCAAGACGATCAATTAGACACGTTGAATAATAAGACACTGCAAGTTGGCAACTTTATCGGGAAAGATAATTCTGATCTTAATAATGTCAGTATGGGAGTGCATGGTTTTGGCTTTTGGGAAGACGACAAGGTGCCAGCGAATAGTAATTGGCCTAAAACAATGCAAGGCAATGTTGGATGGGGCTACCTTATCCATCTGGGAACCGGCGATAACTGTAAATTACAGTTGATCTGTTGTACTGGTGGCTGGATGTTCATGCGAATCTACGCGGGCACTGCATGGGATAAATGGACAATAGTACAAACTAAGTATGAACAATAAAGGGGAGGTGAAATCGGATGAAAGCATTTATGTATGATAAACAGTACGGCTACCTGTTAACAGAAATTGAGGTTGCTAATGTCAATAACTTGCCATCCAATGTAACAACGATTGCGCCAGACCCCAACAAGGTCTACCAAAAATTCGATGGGACAGCATGGGTAGGTGGCTATACTAACGAAGAATTTGCACAGCAAGTGCAACAGGCAGTTGCTCAGCAACGGTCTAATATTCAACCGGATTCAAGTCAACAGGCAATGAATACTTTGGGCTTACAGATGGCACAACTTACGGCCGAAAATAAGCAACTAAAACAGTCAGTTAATCAGCTAGGCTTGCAGTTAGCACAGGTAACCATGAAAGATAAGAAAGAAAATGGAGGTAACTAATCATGGATTGGATTCAATTTATTACTACTATGTTTCAAATCGGCTGTGACGTTCGTGGATATGTTGGTTTGGTAATTAACGCTGACCAGTACAAGCAAATTACTGGTAAGGATTACGTGGCACCAGCTACGGTTGCTTAGATAGTAAATTAGATAGCTAGATATAGCTGATATATAGCTAACACATAGTCGCCAGAGAAATCCACAATACATAAATAAGCCTCGCTGTTAATACAACGGGGCTTTTGTTACGGGCGGCTATAAAAAGAAAAAGCGCTAATTCCGGATTGGATAATTAGCACTTTCTATATGTTTATTGTAGTTACCTTTGGTAAGGATAACTATGCGACCTCAAAGGGCCAATAAATGGTGTGTCTTTGATAAGACAGATCTATTTTACATTAATTGTTGGCTGAATGAAAGTTTAAACTAAAAAAGGTGGGTGCCTAGAAAGCATCCACCCATACCGGCTTGTGAGCTGGAAAATACTCACTGCACACGGTGTAATCTTTATCTGTACATGTATTATATCACATTATGAATATGGTACAATACTAACTGCACATTTGAGCAGGCTTGGAAACCTGACTAGTGCGAGGAGGGAGGTTCCTTCCAATGATACACTTTTGTGTAATCTTTATCTTTGTGCCCAGTAAGCACATTAAACATCTAATTCATAAACTGTTCAAGTAATAGTTTCAGCGCTGACTTCGGTTGGCGCTTTTTTTGTACCAAAAATTTAGAAGGAAGGTAAGCAACTTATGCAGCTATTGACTGCACCACCAGTTCCTTATCACCAAATGTATTTTACACATTTTCAGGGCATGGAAGACAATCGTTTAATTTGGTGGTTCGTTTGGGCGGTAATTTTTGATGTTGTAACAGGATTAGCTAAGAGCTTAGTAACTAAGCGAACTACTTCAACTAAAGGAACTAATGGCTTAATTAAGCATGGAGTTCTAATTCTGGTGATTCTAACCTTATATCCAATGTTAGATGTTAATGGTATGAGGAGCGCTGGTGATGCTTTTGTTGGCTTTTACATTTTGTATTATGCTGTATCAATTTTAGAAAATTGGGGTCAGATGGGTTTGCCATTGCCTAGTTGGGTAAAACCGTACATCTATAAGCTAAGTGACGATTATAAGAAAGGACATGATAATGATGGCAAGTATAATCATTAATGCTATTCCAGAATATTTAATTACAGCGATTGTTTCGGCAGTTATTTATTTTGGCTTTGATTATGTTGAAAATTTAATTCACATAAAGATTCTTCATGCGAAAACAGCTCAGTCAAAAGAGTTATGGGGGTTCATTGAGCAAGTGGCGAACACCGCTGTTAGTTCATTAGTGAATGCTAATTTGACTGGTAATGAAAAGTTCAATAAGGCTACTTTACTTGTGCAAAACGCTTTAGCTAAGCAAGGATTTACTAATGTGGATGTGAAGTCGATTGAGTCAGCAGTTCAAGCCGCTTATGAAATGTCGCCACTGACCCCTACCACAAATCCGGAAGAAAAGACGGACAAGTCAGGACAAAAAGAAACTGTTCTTGTCCCGGACGGTAAGGCAAAAGCAATTGATCCTAAGGAGGTCGCATAAAATGGCATTACGTAATCCGTTTATTGACGTTTCAAGTTATAATCCTGATACAAAAGAATTCTTTCTAGCAGCTAAAAATCAGGGTGCATTAGGTGTTGTTGTTAAATTAACAGAAGGTTCAGAAGATGGTTCTAATTACATTAACCCACGAGCAGCTGCACAAATTCGTAATGCCCTAGCGGTTGGCTTACGAGTAGCTTGCTATCACTTTGCTCGCTATACTTCAATTCCAGATGCACAAAATGAAGCTCGATTCTTTGTTAAGGTTGCTCGGCAGTTTGGCATGTATGACGATACCTTGATGATTGATGATGCAGAGGTTAACTCAGCAAGTGATTATCAAGGAGCTACCTTAGCCTTTCTGCAAGAAGTAGAAACACTTGGCTATAAGAGCACTGGTGTCTACTCAATGAGGAGTTTCTTTACTGGTGGCATTCTAAATAGTCATGGCTTTGGCAATCGGAAGAAGTGGGTAGCTGGTTATGGTGTTACTTCACTCGGAATTGATAATGCGAATGCTTGGCAATATACCGATCACGGAATCATGGGGATTGACAGCAGCCTTGATTTTGACGGTGCCTTTACTACTGGCGAAACAAGCGGTAGTGTACCAAGTACCCCAGTACCAGCACCGCAACCGGTAGAACATGTTGGTAAACCAGCTACCGGGACATATATTGTGCAATCAGGCGATACCCTAAGCGGAATTGCCGAAAAGTACAATACTACTTGGCAAAACTTAGCCGCAATCAACAATCTGGGTAATCCTAACTTTATTCAAGTTGGCCAAGTTCTAAAGGTAACTGGTAATGCTTCACCACAAAATACTTATTATGTTCAAGCCGGTGATACCTTATCAGGAATTGCATCTAAATTTGGCACAACAGTTTCCAGTTTAGTTAGTCTTAACCACATTGCTAATCCAAATGTTATCTATGTAGGGCAAAAGATTATTCTTGGCGGTACTGGTCAATCTAACGCTTATACGGTCAAGAGTGGCGATACCTTATCTGGGATTGCTTCCGCACATGGTACTACCTGGCAAGCATTAGCAACAAAGAATCACATCGCTAATCCAAATATGATTTTTGTTGGTCAAACCATTCAATTATAGAAATTAATCCCTAGTGGTAGTTGCACAATCTGCAATGACCACTAGGGATTTTTTGTTATCAGTGCAAAATCACGATAAAATGCACCGATAAAAATATGCTATACTGATTTAAATTTAACGATGGGTCCCGTTTGGGTCCCACTTACAATCAAATACGTTGATATATCAATGAATACAAACATATATCACTGCCTATTTGGGGCAGCACTAACCGGCTGGCAACAAATCAACAATCACTGGTACTACATGGATAAAGAAAACGCTTGGTGCCTGACAGGTTGGCAAGAAATTGATGGTAAGAAGTATTACTTTGACCCTGAAAATGCTTGGATGGTCACTGGTAAGCAAACCATTGATGGTGTTGATTATGTCTTTGCAGACAGTGGTGCTTTAGAAAGCACTGAACCAAAGAAAGAAGAAAAACCAAAGCCAACAACACCTAAAACTAGTGAAGGCGAATCTAAGCTTTCAGAAGCTGACAAAGAGGCAATTGAAAACGACTTGAAGCCATTCATCAAGGCGGAGGTTAAAGCACAACTAGAAGCACAAAAGTAAGAAGGATAGACAATGCCACAATACACAGATGCGGTTAAAGGGGCAATCTAATGCCTATACTGTACAAAGTGGCGATACCTTATCAGGAATTGCTTCTGCTCATGGTACGACTTGGCAAGCACTAGCTAACAAGAATCACATCGCTAATCCGAACATGATTTTTGTTGGTCAAACAATTCAATTATAGAAATTAATCCCTAGTGGTAGTTGCCTGTGCAATTACTGCTAGGGATTTTTTGCGTTGGTTGCAAGATGCAAGAAATGTTGTAGTTTAGTTGCATTGATGTAGGAATGTCTATATATCAAGAGTTAATCTATAATTTTACATTTTTTACCCAAAAAGTAAAAAGTTAACATCCCTTACTTTATAAATTTTGCTCATTATTGTAATTTACTAAATTTAACGATGAAATACTGATATAACAGCGTTCTTACATTATGTATTCACTTTTACACTTTTGATTAAAAAACGTAAACAGGTATAATAAAAGCCAACCAGTAGTTGGGATGCTTGCCTCCACTGCTGATTGGCTAATATGACTACTTAAGAAGTAAGTAGACTAGTACGGCGAGGACGAGAACGCTCCACCAATTAAAACGTATCTTGAAGTACAAAAAGATAAGAATTAACCAGCTTATCTGCTTGTATTCTTCTAGAGGGTCTTCGCAATGAAGGCTCTTTTTTATTATCATAAATTGCACCGATAAAAATATGCTATACTGACTTTTGAGTGGAAAAAAATAACCCGGCACTTCATTTGAGGTGTCGGGTTTTGTAAAGTGCAACAATCGTGCAACAACTTAAAAATTGCAGTAAACAGATAACAATTGCAAATATTAAAAATCAAGTTGTTTAGATAGGTAGAAACCGGTAAAAAATGGTGTATTATCCTGTACTCTCCTTTTTTAAACCGCTGGAAGCCCTGATATAAGGGCTTCTTATTTTTCACCGTGCAACAATCGTGCAACAGGTGCATCATTTTCGTCTATTTCATCCAGAACTTCGGCAATAAGATCGTTTGATCGTGCTCGATGTTCGTCGATGAGATAGGCGTATTTTTTTGAAGTTGTGGTCATGTTTGCATGACCTAATCTTTGACTAATTGCGTACAGGTCGACACCCTTATCAAGAAGTAAAGCAACGTGCGAGTGACGTAATGAATGAAAGTGGAAATTCTTTTTATCAATATTGTTTTTCTTGAGTGCTTTTTTCAATGTTTTGTTAACTGCAGTTGAACCCGGTCTTGTTCCCTGAGTTGTCATAAATACATACGGTTGATGGTTATCTTTTAGTTCTCCGATCAAATTCAAAAGTCCTTGATTTACTCTGATGGTTCGATTAGACGACTTAGTCTTTGGCTCTTTAATCTGGTCATTAATGTAATCGTAAGATTTGCTTATAGTAATAGTCTTGAAATTGAAATTAATATCGTTCCAAGTCAAAGCCATTAATTCTCCCAACCGTGCACCAGTATAAATGGCGGCAATAATCATATAACGACTTACTAGTCGAGGATTAATACCATCTTTCAAATAATCAACCAGTTGTTTTATTTCTTTTTGGTTTAGGTATTCTACTTCACGTTTATCGATTGTCCACGTTAACTCAATCCGTTGAGTAAAATCCTTAGGTATTAATCCATCTAAAATAGCGTCTTTAACGCAAGCACGAATAACAGAATTAGTTTTTTGTACAGTTTCTTTAGCGTGATTGCTACCAAATTTATTCATGAAGTCCTGATACTGGCGACGTTTAACATCGCTAATCTTTGTATGCTTCCAGTAATCACGTATTCTTTCTAAAGTCTTGTCATATAGTCGAGAAGTAGATTTAGAAATTTTGTTTTTCTTGTATGTTGTATACCAATCATCAAAGTAGGAAGCCCATTCAGGATTACTATTTGTTATTTGACCATTATTTAATAGTTGTTCTTGTTCAATCCCCCATTTTCTAGCAGACGCTTTAGTAGGGAAGCCACTTTTATTACGGCTACGCCATTTACCATCAGCATCACGCCAAGCGACTCTTACTTGCCATTTTCCGAAGCGTTTTGTAATGCTTGCCATATTATCATTCCTTTTCGTACATATGTTCTTTTGAGTGTTTTTTAAACCGGTCGATTTCGACCGGTTTTATTTAATCATCGATTTTTACATTACCTGAACTAGTTCCATGAGCTAGCATGTGGTATTTATTGCTGCTACTTACAATTTGAACAGATGTTGTACCGCCCTTATCGCTCATCTGGTAGAGCTTTTGAATATTACTAGTCCAATCATCTGTGAAACTATTCTTCTCTTCAGTTGAAAGTGAATCCCAATCATCTTCATTTACGGCAACAAACGCTGTGTGACCGTCTTGCCATACCTTAGATACATGAATGGTGTCTCCATCTTCACTACTATTCCAGTTGTCTTTTCGTGCATTAAGATAGTCCTGATATGATGAATTGGAATCATCGGACGAATCATCTGAAGTATCTTTTCCAATGTGTTCATCTGAGTCATTCATAATAGTAAAATCTTTGGAATGATCATTATTGTCTTTTGCAACAAGTTCATATTCATCTTCATTTTTTGGAACATGGATTTTTACTTTTGAAACTTTACCTTTATGGATATCAACTGTTTTAATGGCCTTATCTTCATCGGTATTAATAGTTACTTCTCCATCTTCTAATCCCTTAATTTGTAACGTATAGTTACCACTATCATCGGTATCAAAAATTAAGTCACCATCAACTCGATCGTCTTTTTTTGAAAGTATTGTAAAAATCCTTTTATTTTGTGTTTGATTATTAACGTTAACGTTTGAACCTGAAACAATTAAGAACACAAAGGAAAATAGGAGATATATAGCTAACGACAGTCCCCAATATCGCCATTTAACTTTTTTTATAATTGACAAAATAAGAAGAACAACAATGGCAATTAAACCTAATAATAGCCAAATCGCAGTGAAAGCAATCATTAAAATCTCCCCCAATAGCTTTTAACGTCGATCACGCTTGGACGTAAAACTAATTAATTTGCTTTTCCAAACAATTCCATATACCTGCGTTCACTTTCTTTTCTTGCCCATCCCTCAGCGACCATAGTTTTTCTATCTTCTTGGTTAGAGAGATTACTTCTATCAAAGTCATAGTGAACAGTTTCGTGTAATGCGGTTTTTAACCAATCAATATCAGGTTGTAAAAGATTGATGTATACATCGTTTCCTTCGACATGACCATGATACTTTGGATTTTTAACTTCGATTCCCCAGAAATTTAATTCAGGGTATTCGTTTTCAATTCGTTCTAAGTCAGACATACACATAGGTATCGCCTGCCTTATAGTCTACGTCTAAACTTTTTAGCTGCCTTAACCATTTCAATGATAGCGTCTCGTTCTTCGTCTGAAGTGTCCGGATCAATGGAATAAGCGATTAGCTTTTGATTTCTAGTTAAAGGCTTATCTGAAGAGTTAGTACCGTTAATCAAGTAATCAGTTGTTACATTAAACAAGTCAGCGATTTTTGGCAAAGTTGCAATATCTGGCTCTCTGTTTCCATATTCATAATTGGCATATGTAGAAAGGTTTAAACCGAGTTTCTTTGCAACATAGGTTTTAGACCATCCACGTTGTTCACGGAGTGCAGTTATCCTCTTACTTATTTCTGACACCATAAACACTTCCTTTACAGTTTATAAAACAATTATAAAATTTTATACACGTTTTATAAATATTCTTTGACAAAATGTGAAGAAAAATATTGCATTCCTTTACGAAACGTGTATAATAATAACTGCAAAAAGTTATTCAAAATGAATAACAAGAGAGAGGTGAGAAAATGCCAGAGGTTGTAAAAAAAGATGCGAACCTTATTTTGCAAGATATTATCGATAAGTATGGAATTAAAAAGAACTACGTTGCTAATGAATTAGGGATTTCACCATCTAGTATGAGCGCTTTATTACAAGGCAAGAAAAAATTCACTGCCGATATTGCGTTGCCATTAGCAAAAGTACTTGGAGTTCCAAAGAGCGTTTTTTTAAACAAAAGTTATTCATAATGTGGAGGATTTAAGAATGATTTCACTTGAAAAAGTACAACTACAAAACGATTTAACACTAAAAGAGTTAGGCAAAGCAGTTACAAGCATGATGATTAACCCAAATAGCAAATATGAAATTACTATTCGTGATTCAAAGCGTATTGCTGATTGGACTGTTGGCTATCTGGAATTTGATTTTTAGGAGGGCTTCAAAATGTTTACTTACAAAACACTTAGTAAAAGTAAAAATGTTGCAACCATTAAGTTAATTAACAACCCGGAAGAAATGTATGTTCCTGCTCAACCAACAAAGAACAAGGATTACAGCAACTTCACTATTTAAGAGGTGGTTACATGGCAGCACTAAACATTGAAATTCCAGAAGAGCAATTAAATACGGCTTTCAGAGAAGAAATTAAAAAATTAAATTTGGTTCCTGAAAATGACCTTAAAGGCATTACTTGGACGATTGATGAATTTCGCAAAAACTGTTGCGGAGGTAAAACAGCAAGCTGGGTAAGGACTCATATATTTGATGAGTTTCCAGAAACTGATTACATCAACGGAGGTTGGTGTGTAGCTCCACATAGAACGGAAGGAATTAAAGCAACTATCATTATTGCTTATGAAGCTACTCGATGGATGGCTGAAAATTGGCGAGAAATTGATTGGACAGCGAAATAGTTTTGAGGAGGTACTCAATGGCAAAAATTGTATTTCTAACAGCAGTCGCAATCGCAATGCTGATTGTGCTGGGTAATTCGTTTCAAGAGGTAAAGAAAGATGAGCGGAAGTAACACAGTACCGATTTTTGTAAAGGGCTTATTTGGTAGAAGAATTATTGTTTCTGAATCATATGACAGTAAACAATGCTTTTCATTACCAAAAGAAACCGCTGACAGTATAAAAATAGCCAGTGGTTTCTCAAAGCGAAAAAGACTTTATATCCGTTATCAAGGCAAGGATTTTCAGTTAATGGAAGTCCTAAATTGGAAGTCCAGTAGCTTGTTTAATCATTCCATTAAGAACGGCAGTTGCTACATTTTTAAGGACGCTAATAGAAACTGATTTTAGAGAACTTGTTGCTTTTTTCGTTTGACTCCACACTTTATCGTCTCGGATAGAATCAAGTAACTCGTGTCCTTGCCATGTAATATCAAAAACGATTATTGAAATTCCTGTCGCATATTTATCACAACTAGCTTTAACGAACTTTCCATCAGCTAATTGCCATAGCGTATAGGTAATGTCATCGGCAGAAAAATTATCGTTTGAAAGTTGTTTAACAATATCACTGCCTTGTGCTCCTTGGTTAAGCATACCTATTCCTTGGGCCTCCAAGGCAAGCAAAACATAGCGAACGCAATCCTGCTTTAATTTCATATAATTCACCTCCCTTCATAGGAGATGAACTAAGCATATCACACCGAAAGGAGGTGTAAGTCATGATTAACGAAGTTCTGCACTCACGGTTGATAGCATTCGCACTTGGAGCGTGGATGGTTTACTGCGGTTCAATCGGTGCATATGACGGGGCAATCTTCATTCCGTTTATTTATGGGATGTTGCTACTATTCAATCATTTAGATCAAAAAAAGAGCACTCGTTCCGCAAAAACGAATGCTCAAAATAAATAACAAACATTTATATATTTCGAGGTAAATTTTAACACATGGATGAATATACAAACAACCATTTAACAAGAATTCAAGGATTCATGACCTATTACAGCAGTTACATTGATAGTGCATTAAATGGTCACATGACTGAAATTAAGTTAGCTGAACTATTTAGTGGAATGATTGTCTCTTTCGACAACGGATTCCTTGACGATGTAAGAGAACTTGAAAAGTACCTTTATGCTCAAGCAGAAAAGAAGGGAGAACTTGACCATGAATAACATTAATTGGGATAAATGGTTCGAGGACGATAGCGAATCAATGCCTAATTGTCCTTGGATTGACCACGAATCATATGATGATGGTACTTATTACGGTGACGAAGACGAGGAGGAAGACTAATGGCTAATCAAGTACAACAATATTCTGTTAAACAATTAACACATACAGACATAGTTAAAAGTAAGTTTCAAGACGTCCTGGGGAAGCGAGCTGATCAATTCATTACAAGCTTAGTAAATGTAGTTAATTCAAATACTTCATTGCAACAGGCAGACTCTAATTCAGTTATTGCATCAGCACTTGTAGCAGCTTCTCTGAACTTACCAGTTGATCAAAATTTAGGGTACATGTATATCGTCCCATATGGCGGTAGAAATAGTCGTACCAAGATTGCACAACCACAAATCGGATATAAAGGATATATTCAACTAGCTCAACGTTCGGGACAATATAAGCGCATTAATGCTATTCCAGTGTATGAAGACGAGTATAAAGGGTGGAACCCATTAACTGAAGAGCTTAAATATGAGCCAGATTTTAAGGATCGGAATGGTGAAAAGCCGGTTGGGTATTACGGATCATTTGAATTGCTGAATGGCTTTACCAAGAGTGTGTATTGGACCAAGGGACAAATCGAAGATCATCGTAAGCAATTTTCAAAGAGTGGTGGCAATGGTGATGTTCCTAAAGGTGTTTGGTCTTCTAACTATAATGCAATGGCTTTGAAGACTGTCCTTCGTAATATGTTAACCAAATGGGGACCAATGACTGTTGAAATACAAAACGCCAACTCAGCCGATAGCGGTGACTATGATCACTTAGATGAACTAAGAAAAGATGTTACGCCACAAGAAAATCAGCCCTCAGCTAATGATTTAATCAGTAGTGCAGTAGACAGTCAAAAGGAAAATAAAGTTGGTGAGACAAGTGACAACAGCAGTAAAGAACAAGAAGAACTCTTCGAACACGGCACTATCAAGCCAAAAGAAGCTAACAAGTGATAATTATTACCACGACAAAAGTTATATGGATGTGAGTTCATTTAAACCGTTTCTCAAATGTGAAGCAGCAGGACTTGCTCAATTTAAAAAACAATGGGAACCCCAACCACCTAAAAGTGGACCTAATCCGCTTATCTTTGGTAATTTTATTCACAGCTATTTTCAATCCGAGAAGGCTCATCAGGAATATATAACTAAAGATAGCAAGACAAGAAAAGAAATATTCAAGTATGGTAAGCCAGAAAAAGGATTCAAGAAAGATTATGCAGCAGGTGGATTAGCTGACAGCATGATTAAAACGTTAGCTGGAGATGAAGTGTTTAATTCTGTCTACATGCCTGGCGATAAGGAAGTTATTGTTACAGGCAAACTTGGTAATCATCTTTGGAAAGGTAAGATTGATAGCCTCAGTTTGGAGCGAGGACTGTTTTGCGACCTGAAGACAGTCGATAACATTCATAAGAAGCATTGGGTGGAAGGTCAACATTATCCTACTAATTTCATTGTCGAACGTGGATATGTAATGCAGATTGCTCTTTATCAAGAATTAATATATCAAACATTTGGAAAATGGTTACAACCCTTTATTTTTGCTGTATCTAAACAGGATCCACCTGATCATGATTTATTTGATTTTGATACTAATAGCATTAGAGAAATGATGGAAGAAAATATAGAAACAATCAAAGCAAATCAAGAACGTGTTTTTAACTTGATTGCCGGAAAAGAACAACCAATTCGATGTGAGCAATGTGCTTACTGTCGAAAGTCAAAGCAAATAACACATTCAATCCATATTACTGATATTGAGTTGGATTAGGGAGGTGGAATCGTGAATTACCTAAAACAGATTATTGCTTTTGATAAGTGGGAAGAGTTACACCCGTTATCTGATAAGGCGTACAGACTATGGTTCAAATTAATGGCTATAGCTAACGCCTCCGGATGGGACGAGTGGCTGTCAGTACCACTCCTTAAGCTAAAATCAGAACTTCATACGTCTAGTGACCAGACAATTATGAATGCGAGAAATTCACTGGTACAGGCTGGACGTATTGAGGTGAGGAAAGGTAAGCATGGTAAATCAGCCGATTATCGTTTGATTCCATTTTCTGAATCACTTTCTGGAGTACCTAATGGAGATGGTTCTGGAGTAAAGGGTGGAGAAGATAGTGGAGAACTTCATGGAGTAAAGGGTGGAGAAGATAGTGGAACATATTATAAACAAAACAAAACTAAACAAAACAAAACTAATAATAGTGACAAGTCGCCAGCGACCCGTCACAAGACACAACAAAAATTTGCTGATGATTCTGTTGAGATGCAGTTAGCGATGTACCTGTTTTCCAAAATCGAAGAGAACAATCCTGACCATAAAAAGCTGACTGATAGTCAAAAGCAGAAGTGGGCTGATAGTATTCGCCTAATGATTGAGCGAGATAAGCGAACACCACAGCAGATTCATAACATGATTGACTGGTGCCAAGCCGATGACTTTTGGAAACAAAACATTTTGAGTACGGCTAAATTACGTAAGCAGTACGACACAATGGCTCCAAAGGCTAATGCACAGTGGCAATCTAATCAGCAAAGAAAACGAGTTTACAGTTAGGAGGTGTGATTAATGCCTTTAACAAAACTGAATTTAAACCTTGACCCTAAAATCTTTGCCGAACACGGTGTTGACATTAACGACAATTCGCTTGCTGAACGGGTTAATGACCGCAATAAGCAAATGAATAAGCTGTATAACCAACAGGCTAAGCGGAAGAAGCAAAGAATTATCTGGAATAAGTCACTATGGGCTTCAGGAGAGATTGATTTTACTTTCAAAGATTGGAAACCCAACGAGCGACAGAATCCAGTTATTGCAAAGAATCTTGGCAATAAGGCATTCAAGTTGGCTCACGAAATGGTTAATGGTCACTTGAACGTAATCATGAGCGGTGATGCCGGAGTTGGTAAGACTTCTCTAGCTCTAGCGATGATTAATGCCTTGAAAAAGACTAATAAGACTGTGCTTTTTGTTTCAGTGATTGCTCTAAGCCAGCTCGTTTCTGAGCAGTATCAATACAGCGACCGTAAGGAACAATTACGAGACTTAAAACGGGCTATGTGTGAATGTGATGTTTTGCTGCTTGATGACCTCGGAGCCGATGGAGGTAGTGCTGAAAAGGTGATGTCAAAGGGCTACACCGGAGCAAGAAAAGATGTTCAGACATTGATGTTTGACGTTGCCAATAACCGTTACGAAGGGACAAAAAAAGAGCAAAATGCCGCAAGAAAAGCAGGAATCAAACTGAAAAAGCCGGTACATCAAACGATTATTACAACAAATAATTTGACCGATGAACTGGAACGAATTTACGGAGAACGAACGATTAGTCGGTTGATTAGTCGAGATCCTAATCACCGTTTGGCTTTTAATGACATGGAAGATATGCGAGTGAAAGAAGGAATCTAAATGCTGTGGGGAGAAAAAGTTAAGTATCAAGGTAATGTTTACACGGTAACCAGTACATATAACGATGGCACGGTTGACCTTGACTATAACTTTAACGTAAAGCGAAGTGAGGTAGAGCTGGTATGAAGTTTGAACGACTGAAAGCTCTGTATGATGCAGAAGCTAACGTGCACTATAAGGGCAAGTTGTACGAAGTTAAGGGCGTTAATGAAGCAAACCAGACAGCGTTAATCAGTGAAGTTGGTGCACTGTTTGCAGAGCCAAGAGAAGTAAAGGCAGGTGAACTAGATTGAAACCAAGTCAAGCATTCATTCATCAAAAAAAGATGGAAGGATTGAAGTGCGAACTGTTCAACGATAACTTTGAGAACTTTAAGCGCTACGGTATTCCTAAAGCCCAGTTAATCATTGCGGATATTCCCTACAATATCGGGACCGATGCATACGGTTCAAGTGTGGAGTGGTACAAGAATGGGGATATTAAGAACGGCGAAAGTAAGAAGGCTAATTCAACGTTCTTCAATCGTGACGAGGGCTTCAACGTGGTTAACTTCATGAAGTTCGGTCACCGAATGCTGAAGAAGGAACCGAAAGCGAATACAGGACGGGGCAAGTCGCAATCACCAGCGATGATTGTTTTTCATGCTTACGAACAAGCCCATCTGTTGACAGAGATTGCGAAGAAAGTTGGCTTCAAGCATTCATATCCGTTGGTGTTTGTGAAGAAGACAAGTTCGCAGGTTCTAAAAGCTAACATGCGGATTGTTGGTGCTTGCGAGTATGCAACCGTTTTTTATCGGGATAAATTGCCTAAGTTCAATAATGACGGAGAAATGATTAAGAATTGGTTTCCGTGGATTACTGATAGCAGTTACCCAAAGATTCATAACACGCAGAAGCCGATCCCGGTATTGAAACGACTAATTGAAATATTCACGGATCCGGAAGATGTTGTTATTGATCCCTGTGCGGGCAGTGGTTCAACCTTACGAGCAGCCGCCGAGCTTAATCGCAACGCATATGGATTTGAGGTTGAACGCCAGATGTGTGAGAAGGCACAGAAATATATGCTAACTAACGGAGACATAGATTTACTTGCTAACGTTTAGGAGTGGTAAAGGAAATGGATAGTGTATTATATGCGTTTCTGTGGTTTACGATAGCGCTGATTACAGTAACGACGATGAAGCTTGCTGGTGGCTGGGTACTGCTGCCAGTGGTACTAGTAATTATCTTGGCATTCATTGCTGGGATAATGCGGGAAGGATAGTAGTAAAGATGAAGATTAACGAACTTATCAAGGAAGTAAACAGTTATTTTTTGAACTTAAAAGCAATTAGAAGAGATGACGGAATCTTAATAATCTCTAGTAATGACGATGAGCTTCTATTGGTTCCCAAAAAAGCAACTAATTTTATGGAAGTATATTTCTGCATTGATAATCAAGGAATGTATTTCACAAAAGCTAATCGTGAACGTCTATCATCACTGATTGAAGAGTTCCTTAAAACACCCATTAAGGATCGCTTCCCGGGAAAGAAATATCGTCTGCGCTGGGTTGATGATAACGATGGTACAAGTAATTATCTGGATTACTTAGCTGGGGAGTGGCGATTGTTTGCCAATGAAGACGTTCATATTTTTACGGAGACAGAATTACAGCAGTTGAAGATTAATAATCCTCGTTTTGCCCCAGTCATTGATGCAATGAAGGAACCGGTGGAGAAATAACAATGACAACATTAACGCTAGATAATGGGCGAAAACTTGAAATTGACATGTCGTTAGCTGAGATTGATGTAAGTCTTGGCAGAACTAATGGAATTTGCATTGTTGATAGAAAGGGAGCAGCTATCGTTAACTGGAATCATGTTATCTATGCAGAAGAAGAGTTGGGGGACGATTAATGAGTATATATGACTTACTAGCAATCGCTATCGTTGGCGCTGGCGGCTTTGTGCTGGGAGTAGTAACCACGATTAAGGTTGACGATACGCACGAAAGGATTAAGCGCAAGTGAAACTAGTATTCGAGATTGAACCAGTCGAACAAGCACGACCACGAGCAACCAGAATGGGACGAGGTATTCGCTTGTATGACCCCAAGAAGGTATCGGTGTACAAGAAGCAACTAGCGATGATGTGCAAATTTCAATATAAGCAAGCACCGCTAACTGGTCCGTTGATGGTTGAACTAAACTTCTTCCGTCATATTCAGTCGAGCGTATCAAAAAAAAGAGCGTAAATTACGTCTCTCTGGTAGCCATAGGCCTGTTGTTAAACCTGATACGGATAATTACATTAAATCCACTTTGGACGGCTTAAACGGGCTGCTATGGGAAGATGATAACCAGATTGTTGATTTAATTGCGCATAAGTATTACTCAGATAAACCACGAGTAGAAATAGAGGTGACACAATTAAATGAATTGCATAACTGATAATTTACGGGCGGCAATGGATTCACTCAGTGCAAGGTATAACGATTCTGGAATAAGTGAGTGGGGATCATCAAAAGAAAAAATTGATGATGTCTTATCACCTAATGACTGGAGAATGAAGGAAATTATTAAATTTCGTGAGCGAATCGAATCTTCAGATGTCTCGAGAAAGCGGAGAGCAATTAATCAAATTCGTTCTGAGCTTAAAAGGCTAAATATCACTGATGATGAAGCGAAGATTAGGAAACTCTACGAGATCGGTTTAGGTAATAATCGCATTAAAGCAATTACTGGTATTCCACTGACGAGGATCGATCAACAAATTAATGAGTATCGAAGAGCTCACAGCGGATATATGAAGACTAAAAACTTCACTACTTACGTCGATGCGCTTGTCTTATTGCGTAGTGGAATGGATGTTAAGCCTACTAGCAGAGCATTTAAGAACAGTTACAGGTAGGAATACTAATCATGGTATACAAGAACAACAATGTTTATGCGTTGTACAAAGGCGATACTTTCATTGATGTAGGTACTTACGATGAACTGGCTTCACGACAGAAAATGGGAATTAAGCATCTGCATTCTACGGTTGCCTGGACTAAAAAGCATATAAGAAAACCTGGTAATCATTTATTGATGATTCGGGTTAAATAAAAAAGACGCTCACACGGAGCGCCCTTGAGATATAAATTAAAGCAAATCAATTATATCACAAGAGACGAGGGGTGTAGAGCGTGGTTGACAGCGTATTTGGTAATTTGGATAAAGAAGCCACTAAGGAAGCATTTAAGAAGTATCTACAAGATTGGAAAAAGTGGAAACTGAAAGCACTACAACGATTCCCGACCGTTGGTTCACCAAGTATGGACGGTCAACCACATGGTACCAGTCACGAACCAGATAAACAGTTTGTTAACTTTTCAGAAGCGAGTTATCAGTATCAAACAAGGGTTAAGTGTTGCACAGTCTTAATGAGTGTTGGTGAAGAGGAAGAAATTCTCGGTGACATTTTACTTCACAGATTCATCAAGGGGTGGTCGGCAACCAAAACGATGAATTACATTAACGAGCAATATAACGCTTATATGGACGATAGGCAGTATAGAAGACTGCAAGATAAAGCATTATGGGAAGGTGCGTTGATGTGTCCTGATAATTCAGTTCGTGTCATGAAATGAAGTTGTCCGGTTTTTGCCGGTTTTTGTCCGGAATCTGCCGGTATTTGACCGGTTTTACCTTAAAAACAGCCGTATTATGGTATTGTTCAAAAAATTAATTGAACTTACAATTACCAAATACATGTGACCCGAGCACGAATGACTTCAGCATTCACGTCCTTAAACTGCTTAATAATACGACTTTATTGACTCTGGCAGAGGAGTAGACGAGTTACTACCAGCAACTCAGGATTCTCTCTGTTAAGTGTGTGGAACGGTAACCAAGCCGGAGATGGATGCAAGTTCCATAATCCACGTTGAGACTAGCGCATAAAAAGTATATAAGGATTCAAGATTACATTCATTGGATTCCTCCTTTCAGAAGTAAATTAATGCGATGAGCGTCATTAGACAATACATTATATGCCGGCTCTGCTAGTCTCACGGTAGCCGTGCTGTTATCAGCAGAAGAGTGCTGTAATCTTACTCAACGGCTAAAGGATTGCAATTATTCAGAACACTAACATCTGTTACAGGAGTAGGCGGAAAACTACGACCGGGTGCGGGAGTTAATTAGTTCTGATTATGTGAATGCGTGAAAGTAGACACCAAGCGACAACGCTTGTGGGGGCAGTTCCCGGTGTTCACGTTGGAAGGCAATATATATCTGGAGGTGAAACTAGCACCTCACTTGTCTTATGCCTTCCATATTGAAGCACAATAAATTAAAGGAGATGTTAAGCCTCCTCTTTTAATGTTTAACAGTGCTTCAAGCAGAGAGATAGATGATATTCAGTTCAATTGAAAAGAGGTGGAATCATCTACTTTTCACAAACTATCTGTCGCTAACGTTCTCTGGTGAGAGCACAGGTGGAAATTTTATGCGATTCAACGGAAGCCTGCGCATGAAGTTCGGTTCGATTCCGGCTCTTAGCATAGTAAGCAATCATTAAGAATAACTACTATATTTTTAGACACGTCAACTCGATTGCTTACGAGCTTCAGCAAGCACCACAAAATATATTTAGAAATCAATATATTTGTGCAATGCAACATCGCTTGTTGAAGTTGCATTTAGCCCGGAAAACTAAATGTTGTCCGCAATGACGTTAAACTATCATATACATTACCTAAGCCTAGTAAAAACGCTAGGCTTTTTGTATTATGTCTAAGGGTGATGTATATGATAGTTTTAGAAGCCGCTAAACATGTAACGGTAACATATAATCTTGGAAACTTAGCAGATTGGGTGAGTGCTGTTGGTACTGTATCAGCGGTTATAGTTGCTTTGTTTTTTAATTACTATGGAATTTTAAAAAGTAATGTTTCTGAGCTTAAACAAGAAGTAAAAGAATATATCGATAGTGATAGAGAACAAAATAGAAGATTGATTTTTGTTAATAATTTAACTGAGTGTTTAGAATTTATTGCTGATGACCAAAACACTCTGTATTCTAAGAAAAATTATCTTAAGGCTATAATCCCAACCCTTAAAGAGATCGAAATAGATTTATTGGAAGATCCATTAACTCAGTATAAAATCACTAAGGTTATTCATAACATTGAGCAAGAAAATGATTTCGATAAAACTTCAATCTCAAAGTTGACTAAAGAGTTGGTTCAAATTCTAAAAACTTATAATAAATCAGTAAATGAAAAGCAAAAATTGAACGAAGAAGAGTTGTCAAACTTAATTGAAGAATTGAAAAGCTTCTCTAAGTAAAAATAATGATGTGCCAGCTAAAAAAGCTGGTTTTTTTATTTAAAGAACAATTAATAAACATTGAAAACGATTAAGGAGATCGGTAGTTATGCTATTGGTAGCAGTTGTAAATACGATAATATTTGTAGTTACTAAGCTCATAGGATTACTTCCTGGGAACTGGATAGTAATATTTCTACCGGCACTCATATGGTTTGGCTTTTTATTAATACTTATGGCGATAGCTTAGCGGCTACCGTCTTTTATTTTGCACTCATACATAAGCATCCCCGTAAAACTATTTGGGGTCGGCTAGACAACAAATGATGAGAGAACATTTAACGGACTTGGGAAGAATTGTGAGAAATGCCATTTTGTAATGAACATTTTTAAGTCAGCCTAGCGCTGGCTTTTTTGTTTGGAGGAAATATGTATCAAACGAAACGGTTCGGCTTGGTAGCTAGCAAACAGGAATACTTGATGTTGTGCCGAGCTGATAGACATATGAAGCAAAAGAAAAAGCTGACAGGTCAACGCTTGCCAGCTTTTAAAGTACATAAAAATAAATAGTAAATTCTAGCAGAAAGGCGGTGTGGTGATATGCCATGAAATTAACAGCAAAGCAACGACTGTTTGCAGATGAATATATTAAAAGTGGCAATGCCACACAATCTGCGATAAAGGCTGGATATTCTGATAACTATGCTAAACATCGAGTAGATAAATTGTTGTTAAATGTTGGTGTTAAATCCTATATTGACGCTAAAATGTCTGAAATCGAATCACATAAGATTGCGGATGCTAAAGAGGTGCTTCAATTTTATACTCGGGTATTGCGTGAAGAAGAAACAGAAGAAGTTGCATTACCAGCTGGTGATGATGTTATTACTGTTGAGAAGAAGCCGAGCTTTAAAGACAGATTAAGTGCTGCTAAAGAACTGATGAAGCGTTATCCACTTAGTGACCCAATGGTACAAGCTCAACTGAAGAAGCTGACTGCTGAGGCAGATATTGCAGAACGTAAGGCTGAACAATTGAGTAATGATGTAACCGATGACTTAACAATCAATATAGTTAGAAATGATAGGAGCATAGAAAATGAAGAAGCAAATAACAATTAATGCTGACAACATGATATGCCCTCATTTTGATCGGATACTGTTTTCTCATTGCTTAAATAAGGTTCTAAAAGGCGGACGTGGATCTACTAAGTCTTCTGTAATTAGTATTCAATTAGTGATGGATTTTTTACAGGATTCACAAGCTAACGTTTTAATTATGCGTAAGGTTGCCAATACGATTGAGTTGTCAGTTTATGAACAGATTAAATGGGCCATTTACATGTTGCATGTAGATAGCCTTTTTGAGTTCAAAAAATCACCATATCGAATTGTTGATAAACGCAACGGAACGGCATTCTATTTTAGCGGAGTTGATGACCCACAAAAGCTAAAATCAATGATAATAGCGCATGGATATGTACGTTATCTTTGGTTTGAAGAATTAGCTGAGTTTGATTCTTGGCAAGAGGTTGATATGGTACGAGCTTCGTTTACTCGTAAGCAACTACCACCTGGCGCTCACGTTGTTACGTATTATAGTTATAATCCACCTAAAAATCCCTATGAATGGATTAATGAGTGGGTTACACAACGGGAAGGGATGTCTAATTGGTACGTTGATCATTCAACCTATGAGGACGTTACGCTTCCCAACATCTTGTCACAAGATTATATTGATGAAATCAATACCGTTAAGCAAAATAATTATGACTATTACCGTTGGATGTATCTTGGGGAAGTTATCGGGCTTGGAACTAATATCTATAACATGGATAACTTCCAAGCTATTGATAAATTACCCACAGATGATTACATCACTAATGTTTATTATTCTGTTGATACAGGGCATGAAGTTTCGGCAACCACTTGTGGGGCTTATGGTTTAACTAAAAAGGGTAATTTGATATTGCTTGATACTTACTATTACAGCCCACAAGGTAAGTCACATAAGAAGCCACCTAGCGAACTGTCTAAGGACTTAAAAAACTTTATTGATAAAGTCACCGAGTGGATAGGAAAACAGCCTACACGTATGACTATCGACTCAGCAGAAGGGGCGTTAGATAATCAGTTCTATAATGATTACGGTATTCACTGGCACAAAGTTAATAAGCTAAAAAAGGTAGATATGATCGACCGAGTGCAAGATTTACTAGCACAAGGTCGTTTTTATTATCTGAAACGTCCTGAAAATGAAATCTTTATTGCTGAACATCAGAAATATCAATGGGATGAAAATACATTACAAAGTGACGATCCCAAAGTCATTAAGGAAGATGACCACACGTGTGATATGTTCCAATATGTTGTGCGGGATAATGAACGAGACTTTGGTCTGAAGTGGTAGGAGGTGACACAATGAGCTTTCTAACAACACTGAAGAATCTTATATGGAAGGGAGGCGCTAAGTTAGGTATGACTAAGAGCTTAACTAAAATTACTGATGATGAACGAGTGGCAATTGCTGAATCAGAGTACACTCGTATTCAAGAAGCTAAAAAATATTATCGTGATGATTTACCGGTTGTCTGGTACCGAAACAGTTACGGTCATAAACGACACCGCAAAATGAATACGTTAAACATCACTAAGTTATCAGCTAAACGACTAGCTTCAATCATCTTTAATGAACAATGCGAAATATCGTTAAAGGATCATGCTAACGATGAATTACTTAGCCAGATTATCGACGATAACCATTTCAATTTGCAATTTGAGCAGCATTTGGAAACAGGTGTTGCACTAGGTGGATTAGCCGCACGTCCTTATGTTGACGACCAAGATAACATTCGTATTGCCTGGGCTAATGCTGATCAGTTTTATCCACTACATAGCAACACTGATAATATCAGTGAATGTGTTTTTGCTAGTCGTTCAGCTCGAACCGAAAATAAGCAATTAGTTTATTACACCTTGTTAGAGTTCCACCAATGGCTAGACACCAATACCTATCAGATTACCAACGAATTGTATCGCTCGACTGAACGAGATGTTGTCGGTCAATCTGTACCGCTTAGCACTCTCTATCCAAAGATGCAGCCAACTATCACCTTTAATAACGGGATTATTAAAAAGCCTTTGTTTGCTTACTTCCGTACACCGGGAGCTAATAACAAAGACCTTGATAGTCCGCTTGGTATGGGGATTGTTGATAATTCAAAGAACATTATTAATGCGATTAACACTACCCACGATGAGTTTGTACATGAAATCAAAATGGGGAAACGCCGTATTGCGGTTCCTACTGAAATGCTAAGACCGGGTAACAAGTTCGGCAATACTACAAATGATGATGAAACACATCCGCTCATGTTTGACCCCGACATGGATGTGTATGAACAATTCTATGGGGATGCTGACAACATGAATATTACCGATTTAACTAGTGATATTCGAACTCAGCAATATAAGGAAGCAATTGATTACTTCTTACGTGAGTTTGAAGAGCAGACCGGATTTAGTGCCGGTACATTCTCATTTGATGGTCAGTCAGTAAAAACTGCTACTGAAATTGTTAGTGAGAACTCAACCACTTATCAAACCCGTTCAAGCTATCTGACACAAGTTGAACTGTTTCTTAATCAATTAGTTACAGCTATTTTAGAAGTTGCTAGTACACCAGAGTTCTTCAGCGATGGTCAAGCAAGATGCAAGTTTAATGCTGATGATGAATTAGGATTAAGCGTTCATTTTAACGATGGCGTTTTTGTTGATAAAGACAAACAGCAAACTAACGACTTAGCGCTTGTTGCAGCTGGCGTTATGCCAAAACTGCAATTCCTAATACGTAACGAGGGATTAAGCGAAGAGGACGCTCAACAATGGCTTCAACAAGTTCAAAAGGAGCAACCAGAGTATACGTCTAACAGTTTTGAAGAGAATAGGGGACCAGATGGTGACGATGATGTAGGAGCTGATTAATCATGACCGCACGTGACGACTTCCAAAAAGCCGGTAATAAAATCATCGACCTTTACGAACAACTGCAATCACAGATATTTAACACGATTATTGACACGTTAAAGGCTGGAGATTACAAGCACGTTAGTAAAGATGATGTTGTTACTTGGCAGGCGAAACAGTTAGCTCAAATGGGAAAGCTTAATCGGCAAACTATGAAGCTAATTGCACATGCTGATGGCTTAAGTGAAAAAGCAATCAAGGACTTGATTAAGTTTCATGGTATTCAAGTAATCAATGAAGTTGATGGCGAGCTGCAAGAGGCAACAGGGCGAAAAGAACCAGTATCTAGTGACACCCAGAATGTTCTCACAGCCGTTGTAAGCCAAACTTGGACTGATTTGAACAATAACATTAATGAATCATTAATCAGCCGTAACTATGGAGCTACGGCAACGACAAGGGTATATCGGCAGATACTTACTGAATCAACATTGGCAACGGTATCTGGTCTAATGACTCACCAAAAAGCTGTCGAAAGTGCGGTCTATCGTGCAGTTGATCACGGCTTACCTACAAGACTAGTTGATAAAGCCGGTCATAACTGGAGCATTGAGGGTTATTCTCGAATGGTAATCAATACGACAGTTAATCGGACTTACAATGACTTACGGCTTAGCAGGATGAAGGACTTTGATATGCACTTAGCATTGATGAGTAGTCACCCGAACAGTCGACCGGCTTGTGCTTGGATTCAAGGTCACGTGGTTAATATCGTTCCGCCTGAAAGCCCTGATTATAACGACAAGTACGATAGTATTTATAATCATGGCTACGGTGAGCCAAGTGGCACGCAGGGTATTAATTGCCGTCACCGGCTATTTCCATTTGTTCCAGGTGTTAACAAGAACCACCAACCGCAGTATGACCCCGAAAAGGCAATTGCTAATGGAAAACTAGTTCAGAAACAGCGAGCACGTGAACGGGCTATTAGAGACGCTAAACACCGCCTAGTAGCTGCTAAAGAATTAGGCGATGAAGAACAAATAAATAAGTGTAAAACGCTGATACGGGCACGACAGGCAAATATGCGAGAGTTTATCAAGCAAACGAACGAAAATCATAAAGTACCAATTCTTACCCGTGATTACAACAGAGAAAAAATTGTTAATTAGAATTTGACCCGAGCAAGTCGTTAAAAGGCTCTTTTAGTATGCAATCAATTCTCGGAGTTCGTAACTCCGTCAACAACTAACGTAAAGGAGAGATCGCAATGAAGCGTGAAGATTTAAAGGAACAAGGACTTAATGAGACTCAGATTAATTTTGTAATGAGCCAAAATGGAAAAGATATTAATGCATTGAATGAAAAGATTACAAGTTTAACTAATGAGCGTGATGGCCTGCAATCGCAAATTACCGACCGTGACAATCAGTTAAACGACTTGAAGAAGTCCGTTAAGGATAACGATGCATTAAAGGACCAGATTAAGCAGTTACAAGAGGACAACAAAACGGCAACGCAAAAGTACCAAGACCAACTAGCAAGCCAAAGTAAGAACTTCAAAATTGAGGGTGCGTTGCGTGATGCCAAAGCGAAGAACATTAAGACCGTGCTTCCATTAATCGACACTGACAAAGTGAGCGTAAATAAAGATGGTTCATTGACCGGCTTATCAGAACAAATTGATGCTGTTAAGAAAGATAATAGTTATCTGTTTGACGCTGAACAGCCTAAACCGAATATTTCATTAAGCAATGAATTTAATAACGGCAATGATGGTAATTCTGGTAGTGATGACATCGTGAATAATATCGCTCAACGGATGCAAGAAGCTAAGGATTAAAGAAAGAAGGAAAAATAAATGCTTGCACTAGATCAAAAAGACTTAAATGCAATTGATGAACAATTTGCAGCTGATTCTCAAATTTGGCAACCATTGACTGGTGGTGCTAAGTCAATTACTGCTGCCGATTTTACTGGAGTTCATACTGTACGAGTAAACAAGCTTTCAGGCTTTGTTGAAGCGGCAAAGTATAATCGGAATGGTGATAATGCTCGGCATAACGTTAACGTCGAAAAGGAAACGTTTGACCTCACCCAAGAAGATTGGATTGGATATGACCTTGATCAACTTGATATGAGCGAAAATGGTGCCTACCAAGTAGCTAACGTTGTTCGTGAACATCAACGGTTAATTACTGTTCCTCATCGTGACAAGTTCGCTGCTCAAAAGATTTATGACACCGCTAAGAACGGTGGAAAGTTGGTTACTGATACAATCACTAGCGATAATGCTCTTGATGCCTATGATGACCTTGAGCAATACATGATTGATAATGAAATTCCTGGTGGTTATGTTATCTTTGCTTCTGCTGGTTATTACCGGGCATTAAAGAACGCTAAGGGTGTTACTAAAAACTTCTCTACTAACACTCAGCAAATTAACGGGATTGACCGTCGGGTAGGTCAACTTGATGGTGGTGTTCCAATTCTTACTTGTGCCAAGGACCGGATTCAAGGACTAACTATTTCTGATAACGTTAACTTTATGGCAGTACCACTTTATGCATTAGCACCTATTGTTAAGTATGATACTGTTGATGTTCTTGATGCTTCTACTGACCGTTCTGGTTATCGGACAACCATTAAGGGATTGTCATACTACGACATTTTAGTGTTTGACAATGCTAAGAAGGCTATTTATGTAGCAGCTTCCCCAAAAGCGTAACCCCGTCAACTGATCGTGGAACGGCAAATGTTTCACCATCTAATCAAGGCGGGGAATCGGCCCCAGCTTTTGATCCAAAGGGTAGCGTGAAGCCGACGACTGCTCAAACGGTAGATCAAATTAAGGCTTATATGGACGCTCACGGCTTGTCTTATACCTCAACGATGAGCAAGGATGATTTACTTAATGTAGTTAACGGTGGTGGTAAGTAATGGCCTATCCGGTGCACCTAACTTTTAGTGAATATTCAGATTTAGGCTATACAGAGCTTAAACCTACTTCCGATTTTGATTCAGTTGAGAAACAAGCCCAACGAGCAATTGATGGTGTAATTGATTATTACTATAACGATCACGATATTAGCCAAGATAAGAATTTAAAGCGAGTAGATGCCTATAAAGCGGCTATCTGTGAACAAATTGATTTCATTGTTGAAACGGGGATTACCTCCTCATATGTTAACGGGGATGACTTCAATAGTATTTCGATTGGTCGGCTGTCCTTACAGCCAACTAACCATGTATCAACAAATGGAATGATTCGTGGTGTTTGTCGCGAAGCTTACCGTTTGCTAGCACATTATGGTTTGCTTTATCGTGGTCGAGGGAGTGATTGGTATGTTGCCACGCATTCCTAAAAAGATGTGTAATCAATCCATAGCGCTTCAAGTGCCAACTGGTGAAGAAGATGACTATGGGAAGCAAAAGACTGTGGAGCAAGCAATTAACAACGTGTTGGTTCAACCACAGACAATTTATTCAGGTTCGGGTAACAGCCGGACAATCACAGCTAATGCGATTGTCTTTTTGTTTGCTGGTATATCAGATCCACTACCAAAAATTACTCCCGATTGGGTCGGAGTTCACCTTAAATTTGAGGGCAGAGATTACACGATTACTAACATTGTGGATAATCGAGAGCCTTATAATAACAAGGTTTATTCATACGAACTGGAGGTGTTGTAATGAGTGTACGGGTTAGTTATAGCGGTAAAAAGCTAGCCGAAATATTTAGCCAAGCTAATTTAGAAAAGGCTAACTATATTGTCGCTAATCAGGCTATGGAAGATATGGACCAGTTTGTACCATACAGGCAAGGTCACTTAGCTGGTTCGGCTCACATTAGCGGGAATAAACAGACTATTGTTTATGATGAACCATATTCAAAAGCTCAATTCTATGGAATGATTAACGATCATCCGGTAGTTAACTACACTCGCTCAGAACACCCACAGGCAACTAAGCGTTGGGACTTAAAAGCTAAGTCACTGTATATGAATCGGTGGCTGAATAAAGTCTCTGATTCATTACTAGGAGGTCAATAATGGATTTAAAAGAACGAGTAAAAGACTCAATTAATTCACTAGATCTACCGCTTAAGTGCTTGCCTGGTTACTTGGACGGTAAACATGATCCAGAGTTACGCTTGCAAATGTTACCGGGTTCTAACGTGATTGAAGTTGATTATGCCGGCAATAAGACTGAACAATACCTCATGGAAGTAATCATGCGAGGTAGTGATGAAGGATTGATTAATCAAGTGCTGTGGCAGGTTGCTAATGCACTTGGTGATAACGATTTTAGAGTCATCTCAAAAGATGGATCTTTTATTTTTAGCAAATTAGAGATTGCGTCATTACCGCATCCAACAATGGCTGATACCACTGGAGCGGTAACGCACGTTTTTGATTTCAAAATTACTGTTGATACTTTTGCAAAGAAGAAAGAAGGATAATTTATGGCTGATGGAAATGTAATTCCAACAAGTACGCCAAGTATGGCAAGTTCAGCAAGTGCGAATACTGGTATTAAACCACAACCAGCAGGAACAAATAACAACTCTCTAGCAGGTGACGACACTGCACCTACTAACATCGGTAAGTTCTTACTGAACTGGCAAAATAAGATTGAAATTGCTACCGATGGATTAGATAACGTTAACGATATTACTAAGGCTGCATGGGCACGATTGGCAGCTGGTATTAACAACTTAACGCCAG